TTAGTGAAAGAATTCAAAAGTGAAAAATTTCTTATTTCTCACCGTCCTGGTTATGATGCCTTTTACCTTGTATCAGGCGGTAGTGATTTGGTTACCGAGACTGAGGAAATTGAAGTTGAGGGTAAAGTTACCACCAACAAATTGAAAAACGCCTTTATGAAATTCAATAAAAGGAAAGCAATCAACCGAGTGCTAGTCTCGAAATTCATACAGGGCATTGCTGCCTAACTGTTGCCTAAAAGCAACAGAGGGGCTTGACGCCTAGAAATAGGTGTGTTATAATGGTGTTATTAAAAATGAAAGAGTATTTTATATTATGAGTAATCGTACCGAAGTCCGTGAACAGTTTATCAAAAATCTTATTGGTTTGGGTAAAACTACTGTAACAAAATCTGAAATTAAAGAAGTTTGTAAATCTGTTGGCATTTCAAGTGCTCAATGGTTTACTAGAGAACCAAGCAATAAAGTTGGTCGTGGTCTTTACAAAGTGCCTACATCAGGTCAAGTAAACACAATTGCACCTGCTACAATTAATTTACAAGCACAAGTTATTCCAATGATTAAACCTGTAGAAAAATCCAATAATCGTATTGTCAATGTAGTCACCGACCTCGAAATGTCGGATATGATTCCAAAAGTTTATAAGAACTATGTTCCTTTTGGTAACTTCGATGATGTAATTTCCATCGTACAATCAATGCGCTTCTTTCCTGTTTTCATTACTGGTCATTCTGGTAACGGTAAAACAATGTCTGTCGAACAGGCATGTGCTAAGGCAAAACGCAAATTCGTTTGTATTTCCATGACACCTGAAACCGATGAAAGTGATTTGCTCGGCAACTATGTGTTGATTAATGGTAATATGGAATGGAGAGACGGTCCAGTGACTATCGCTGCTCGCCAAGGTGCCGTGCTTTGTATTGATGAGATTGATTATGGTGCTCAAAATCTTTCCTCATTGCAACGAGTGCTTGAAGGTAAACCATTTATGTTGAAAAAGAAAGGTGAATTGATTACACCTGCGGCTGGTTTTACCGTATTTGCTACTGCAAACACTAAAGGTAAAGGTAGTGACGATGGTCGTTACATGTTTACCAATGTATTGAATGAGGCTTTCCTTGAACGATTTCGTAACACTTACGAACAAGACTGGCCTTCTGCTACTGTTGAAAAGAAAATCATTCGTAAAGAATTGGATTCCGTTAATCGTTCCGATGATGACTTTGCCGATAAACTTGTTACTTGGGCAGATGTTATTCGTAAAACATTCGCTGACGGTGGTTGTGATGAAGTGATTTCCACTCGCCGTTTAGTCCATGTTGTTGAAACATTTGGTATCTTTGGCGATAAGATGAAGGCAATTGGTCTCTGTTTGAACCGATTTGATGATGACACTAAGGCATCATTCCTTGATTTGTATACCAAAGTTGATGCAGGTGCTTCTGTTGAACAGTTGCTTGCACCTGAACCTGAACCTGAAGTTACCTCAAATACAGAAGAAGAAGAAGTTCCATTCTAATTAAATTTCCTTTCGGTACTTTGACCCGGCAAATGTCGGGTCTTTTTTCATTTGTACCGAACAAACGCTTGACTCCGTTAGTGAGTTAGTGTATACTTATAACATATTTGAGAGTTATCTGAATCGCCTCTCGAATGCCTTTTAACTGCGATTCGTTTTTTATCATGGAGATATTATGTCTACAAAATCCAAAGTCCTTGCCTATCTTTCTAAAGAAGGTTCCTACAACACCTTGACTGCAAACAAAATGCAGTCAGTTTTCGGTGTTGCCAATCCTTCTGCAACTATCAATGAGTTGCGTAATGAAGGTCATGCAATCTACTTGAACAGCCGTATCAATACGAACGGTGACAAGGTTGCTTTCTATCGCTTGGGTACACCAACTAAGCGTATGGTTGCTGCAGGCATCGCTGCAATTCGTTCCACTGGTGAGCGTGCATTTGCCTAATTTTTCTTAGGAAAAATGTGAAAGGGGAGATATATATTAGTATCTCTCCTTTTTTTTATTACAGAATGGGCATATTATGGAAATACAAGTTAACATTGAAGAACTAAAAAAGAAAAAACTTTTCGTTGCCACACCAATGTATGGTGGAATGAATCATGGTTTATACATGAAATCGTGCCTAGACCTACAAGCAACAATGGGAAAATATGGTATCGAAACCAAATTCTCTTTCCTTTTCAACGAATCATTAATCACAAGAGCTCGAAACTATCTTGTTGATGAATTCCTTCGTACAGACTACACACACTTATTGTTTATCGATTCAGATATTCATTTCAATCCGCAAGATGTTGTTGCACTATTAGCATTAGATAAAGATGTTATTGGCGGACCTTATCCAAAGAAATCAATGAACTGGAGTAACATTGCACAAGCTGCAAGAAATCATCCAGATTTAAATCCAAAAGAACTCGAAACTCTTGTTGGTGAATATGTTTTCAATGTGGTAAAAGGTACACAACAATTCCAAGTTACCGAACCATTAGAAGTTATGGAAATTGGTACTGGTTACATGTTGGTAAACCGAACTGTCTTTGATAAGATGGCAAAAGAATATCCGACTATCAAATATAAACCAGACCATGTTGGTCAAGCAAACTTTGATGGTTCAAGATATATCCACGCTTACTTTGATACTGTAATCGATTCTAAAGAATCAATCACAGGCGGTGGTTCGGATCGTTACTTGTCAGAAGATTATATGTTCTGTCAAATGTGGCGTAAAATGAACGGAAAGATTTTCTTGTGTCCGTGGATGAAAACTCAGCACATCGGTACCTATGCATTTACAGGTAACATGCCTGCTGTTGCACAGTATACAGGGAAACTATGACCGATGATGTTGTAAAAGCATCTCAGACCGCTACAACTGGCGGTCGTAAGTTTGATGGCGGTAAACTACAATATGGTTTACTGCCACCACTTGCACTAAAAGCCACAGTTGAAATTTTGACCTTTGGCGCAGAGAAGTATGAACCGGATAACTGGAAACATGTTCCAGATTCCAAACGGAGATACTTTGATGCGATGCAAAGGCATATGTGGGCATGGAAAGAAGGTGAACAGAATGATCCAGAATCAGGCAAAAATCACCTTGCTCATGCTCTTTGTTGCCTCATGTTTCTGTATGAACATGATACAATGTATTCTGTTGATGACAATTCTTAATTATGAGAGGTATTAAATGAAATTATCAAACGACACACTATCGGTGTTAAAAAACTTCGGTGCCATAAATCAAGGCATCATGTTTAAAAAAGGTAAGAAGCTTAAAACAGTTTCTTCACATAAAAATATTCTTGCTGAGGTAGATATCAAAGAAGATATTCCAGCAGACTTCGGTGTATATGACTTGAACAATTTCTTGTCAGTCGTATCACTCCACAAAGACGATCCAACATTTGAGTTCGATGAGAAACATGTTGTTATCGTTGGTAACAAAGGTCGCAGTAAGATTAAATATCGCTTCTGTGAACCCACAATGATTGTTGTTCCACCTGAGAAACAATTGACAATGCCTGATACAGAGATTAACTTCACTCTTTCTGCTGAAGACTATGATTGGATTATGCGGGCTGCATCAGTTCTATCTTCACCACAAGTTGCTGTTGAATCTGATGGTAAGAAAATTTCAATCGTAACTATCGATTTGGCAAATGACTCTGCACACACCGATGCACTTGAAATTTCTGCTGGTGATGGTAGTAAGTATCGCATGGTATTCAAAACTGAAAATCTTAGTAAGATTCTTGCTGGTGGTTATGAAGTTGCTATCTCTTCAAAAGGTATCTCAAACTTCAAACACAAAACACATCCACTTCAATACTGGATTACAACTGAACAAGGTTCTAAGTTTGAGAAAGTTGCTTAATTATGAAATACTCTGACGCATTTCCTGATGATGAAGAACCTATTGTTCAAATTGAGCAAAAACAACCAGTCTTTCCTAAATTAACTAAGCAAGAATACATTGCTGTGTTAGAAACAGAAAAAGAAACTCTGTTACGATACTACTTCAAACCAAATGAAGAGGGTACTGGTCATTTCAATACTGCTGCTGGTGTATTAGAACACCGCATTAATGAGCTCAAAGCTCAACTTTGATTTTTAATTTTTATATTATGAGGTATTGTGATGGAACATTTATTATGGACAGAGAAGTATCGTCCTAAAACGGTAGAAGAGTGCATACTACCTGAGAGGTTGAAACAACCATTTCAGGAGTATGTTAATCAAAAACAAATCCCCAATCTCTTACTGAGTGGCGGTGCAGGTGTGGGTAAAACTACAATTGCAAAGGCTATGTGTAATGAGATTGGTTGCGATTTTCTAGTAATCAACGGTTCAGACGAATCTGGCATCGATACATTTCGTGTTAAGATTAAGAACTATGCTTCATCTATGTCACTAACTGGTGGTCGTAAGGTCATCATTATTGATGAGGCAGATTATCTAAATCCCAATTCAACTCAACCTGCGCTTCGTAATGCAATTGAAGAATTTGCAGGCAACTGTTCTTTCATCTTTACTTGTAATTACAAAACTCGTATCATTGAACCATTGCACTCACGGTGTGCAGTTATCGATTTCAATCTGAAGAACGGTGAGAAGGCCAAGATGGCATCTGCTTTCTTTAAGAGAGTT